TCCATTGGCAAGCTGAATACATGCCACTGAGCACCAAAGAACTCAACAATCTGGTTTTCCCAGACGTTTGTGTCACCCTTTGGAATTGCTATTGTGAACACCGCTTTCTTACCATACAGGTTAGTTGAATCTATTACATCATCACTTGAAGATGGTGCTACAAGCACATTGCCCACAGATATTGTGTTTGGTGTATATATAGGATTGCCAAAAGGATCTGTTCCGGTCTGCACCTGATTAATTAATCTAACAGTGATTCCTACAATCTTTTTTGCCATATAAGTCTATAAACCCATACCTTTGCTTTGACAATCCTAATGCTTTCAGTTCACTTTGCTTGATGTATATGCCACCACCGGCATTCAAATATGTTCCGCTTACGGTGTAACCCAAAGCACTCTGTGAATACTGGGTAACCGGTGCTTCATCTGTCGGTGTTGACATTGTTCTTGCAACAATATCAACAGTTATTGATTTAACTACATTAGGCAGAACCTTTCCCAGATCTATTGCAAGATCTAAGTCAGAACCGCTGTTTAATGCAAGTTGTCTCAATCTATCACTAGCAACAGACAGCAGTAAGGTCACCCTTTCCTGCTGTTCTGCTGTCAATGTCTGTCCTGTTAAATTTTGGTAATCTGTAACTGTTGCAAATGCATCAGCCATAAGTTACCTCAACTATTCAGCTACTACTGCTGCAAATGCGTTAGGATCTAAGATACCCCAACCAACATACATTTCTGCACGGATGTAAACCTGGTTGTGTCCCTTTAAGTCGCCTAATGTAGCATCATTGTCTGGGTTACCATACTGGATAACTTCAAACTTAATGTCATCAGCATAACCCCAATAGAAGAAGTCTCTGAAGTTACCAACATATGCCTTAGCAGCAGCTACTGTGCCGTTAACGTCAAACTGCTTGCCGTTTAACATTTCTGGTGTACCGCCCCATGCTAATTCTGGGTACTGCTTAACACCATTAACCTTTAATGCTGCTAAAGCAGCTGCTTCTGCTGGTGATACTGCAATACCTGTAACTTCGTGTTCAGCACCGATAACCTTAGCAACTGCACCTTCAATATCTGCGTCAGGATCTGTTGTAGCAGTAATCTTATTTGCAGCAATGATTGCGTTATCTAAACAGTTGTTACCGATTAACTGAGCGGCTGTGCCTGTACGTGGATTTACACCGTGCATAGCTGCAAGGTCCATACCCTTTGCCATCTTGTTTGCGTAGCCTTCTAAGAATGTTCTTAAGTATTCCATTCTCTTTTCTTCTGCACAGTAAATGAACTCGTCAGAAACTCTTGAGCCATATTCAAACTTTAATGGAACCATCTTAACAGGTGTGATGGTAGCACCGCCCTTTGTCTTAGGACCGTTTTCATCAACAAGGTCTACTTCCTTGTCCAAAGTGAAAACAAATGCATCAGTACCGCTGAATGCCATTGGCTTACGGCCTGAGAGACGTGCTAATGTAGACTTGCCACGTACGGCATTGATCATTTCAGTAACTAATTCATGTGGGAAATTTGTTCCTCTTGATAAAATATCTGCCATTTAATTTACCTCTTTTCTATGATGTTATTGGCTAAACTCCTGAATGCGGCGTCAACCTTGTTGTCTAACTTGGCATCTTCCACACTCTTTAATGGAATGTTTTTGACTCCAACAAAACCCTTGATAGTTTCAGCATCTTTTTTGATCTCTTCTTCATTGGTTCCGTTAAGTCTGCCAGCTAATTCATATGGAATGCCCAATTCATGAGCAACACGCAGTTTTACCGTCTGCAATTCGTACTGACCGATCTTTGCCTGACTTTCTTCATAGGCTTTGGTCTGTGCTGTCAGTTTGTCATTCAATTCTTTTAACTGGTTAGGATAGTCAGCAATTTTCTTTTCATACTCAGCAATTCTGCTATTTAATGTTTCAATTTCTGCAGTGTGCTTTGTCTGTTCCCTTTTTACACGGTCACTGACTATGGAATCTACTTCCGCCTGTGTAAAAGTCTTTTCTTGATTTTCCATCAATACCTCCTCCGCTTTGTCCTGTGCGTTCAGTGATGTGCTAATGCACAAATAAAAGAAGGCTTATATACTGCCTTCTTTTAAAAACTAATTCTCTGTGATTTCTTTTCCTTACCGTTAGAACAACTCCAATGTGCCAGGATAATACTATCTAGAATTGATATTTCCAAGCCATCCTTGATGCACTGATAACCATAACCGCCATTAGTACCTATCGCTCTGTGTTCGCAATTAGTAACTACGGCGGTCACACTTGGTTGGTTGTTATGGCAAATGGTGTGATTGGTTATGGCTGGTTCCAACATACTGTTAGCAACAATTATTTCCTTTACCGTAGGCAAAACAATGCAGTTTTTAGCAATGTTCAGTGAAGTTAATTCTTGTTCTAACAGTTTTTGTCCGCTGGCACCATCAATTACCACTTCAGCTGGTTGAATAGCCTTTAGATATTTGATAATCCATTGTGTGCCTTCACGTATCGAATGACAGCCAATGCATTCAACGAATATTTTTTCTTTTGTTTTTACAGCAAGGCTCATTGAAACATTGGTTGCATCATGGCCAAATTTAATGCCAACATAAATGAGAGGGGAGCAGTCGGAACGACTTGGTTTATATTGGCATTGTAACCATTCATCTTTAGTTATTGCAGACTTAATGTTGTATTTTACCCAATAACCTAATCTTTGAATATTGAAGTCAAGATCTTCGCCGTCAGTGATCTCAGCCTGGATAACTCTTTCCTTTAAAATAGATCCTAAAGACGGATTAGTCTGATACCAATATTCTTTGTCGTGTGGATCGTGCATTTCCCTTACAGACCATTCGGCCCATCCACAATCTACACTTTCACCGCTTAACACAGTTTTCCGGAACTGTGAAAAAACGGTTCCGCCACTCTTCACGGTTGGTGGTGTACCAATCATGAAAGTCAACGGATTAGGACTACTGCTGACCGTATACTTCAATGCTGAATCCTGGTCAGTAGTATATTCCTGTGCTTCATCCACTATGAAGATGTCAAAGCCTTCACCAAGGCCGCCATTGTTCGTTCTGGTTCTGAAATGAACTTCACCTTTAGTTTCCTTAAGGACTACCTTTTCAGCACCTACACGCTTGCCGGTCTTGAATGTCTTGTCTTCAACTTCACCCATATTGGAAAGAAGTCTTACTAACCTTTCCCACAAAGAAGTAGATGTAGAAGTTCTGTGTGCTGTATACACCACCCTTAAGCCTTCATACAATGCCCATACCATAATGGCTAATGATACTTCGCTTTTTCCATTTCTTCGTGGTATTGCCATCCCAAACTTCTGATGAACAAATAGATCTTCATCATTAACAGCCAATACATGATTCAGGATGTTTTTCTGCCATTCAAGCAGATGTCCGCCACCCTTCTCATATAGTTCTATGGCTTCAGCTCCGTGAGTTTCAAAGTATGGCAAAATCACAGATTGAGAAGGTATTTGGTTCCCTATACGGTCCATAAATACCTCCAATATATAAAGCCTTACGCTTTACTAGCTAAATGTGTACGGTAGTATTTGGTTGCCCCTGCTTCAGACCAGTCCGGATGCTGTCTCATCAGTTCCCTGACTGCGTTCTGCTCGGCCAACCGCCTAGCTGCCGTCTGTTGTTGTTTTAACTGCCTAGCAGCTTCTTTTTCCTTTTGTGCTGGTGTCGGTTCACCTATTGGCTGATGATCCCATACGCTTTCCCTTTTATCAACAGAAATATATTCACACGTGCATCTGCATCCTTCGTGTTTTCTGTAAACATCAGTTGGAATGTATGGATAATTGTAAACACCTTCAAGTTTTTTGCACCACGCACATGGCACCGTGTAATGGACCAAGTACGTTGTTCCGTTTTTGTTTTTCCTAGTTGTTGTCTTCTGCTGGAACGGTTCTGCCGTTCTGCGGATCTTCGGTGTCATCCCTGATTTATATTGGAAATCAGCGTTATCCTTAATTGCCTGGTCAACAATGCTCTGTGAGAAGTTAACAATAGGTTCATCCATAACCCATGCTACATCATCATAGTTCTCAGCATTGGAAACCTTGTCAATTAAGCCATTCAGTCTGTTTGTATTAAATGCCGGCGTAATAGGTTTAAAACCTATGCCGTTCTTTTCGTTAAAAATGCTTTGAGCCGCATTAGTTACGTCAGTTATAAGTGAATAGTTATTTCTTAATGTCGGTGTGAGAATGCGTGTTGCTATGTTGTACCACATACGGCCTTCAGGAAGCACGTCTGCGGTAACGTACTTTTTAATGCTTCTGGCCAACATTTCCCCACATTGAATAGAGAACTCATTGGCTTCCTTATACGTTGCCACACGGCTTCTAATTTTGCCGTAGATGTCAATTACAATACTGTTTGACCTGAACTGTCTGTCAAAGTCCTTTTGAATCTCATCCAGTAATTCAGGCACTACATCACTAGCCATTTACTTCCTCAACTTCTTCAGTAATAGCAACATCAATACCGGTGTTATCGCTTGGCTTGATACCGGTTAAATCCCACAAAGAATCTCTATCAAAGTAATATGGAATTGCCTGGTTAATCTTGATTGCACCATCACCGATTAAACTCAATGTTGATGCATCCGGTTCAAATACAGGTTCCCAAATAGGCTTGGTCATATAAAGGATGTCTCTTCTATAGTCCCGATCATCCATTAAGCATCTTGCAAGATAGCCAGCGTTAAGGAATCCAGTTCCAAATGTACGCTCTGCCTTACGTGCTGTAAGTCTCAGGTTTTCATGTTGTGCTTTGATGGCTTCAACGCTTGACGGATTCTCTGTTGATATTCCTAAATCGTCCAGAGTTAATCCAGTTTCACCAGCAAACAATGAAGCAATCATTCTAAGATGTGCCAAATGTGGTTCCATGCTCTGCTGTGTAAACTGCCCAACATGAACATGGTTGTCATTATCGCTATTAAGTTCAAATGCCATCATTGCTGACATTGTTGCTTTCCACTTATCAAACTGTGATGCGTCTGTATCTAATCCAGTAACATATTTCTGTGGGAAAGAATAGAACTCAGCAGAAACATCTGTTCGTTTTAAGATGTTGCAAGCATCATCAACCAACTTCATGCA